ACGTAATACAAAACTAGATGAAACAAGTAGATTTCAACCCAACAGCACTTGAAAAGATGCGCAAAGGCATCAACATTGTAGCTGAAAGCGTAGGTAAAACGATTGGCCCACGCGGCACAAATGTATTCATAGACAACGCAACAACTCCTAAGTTCACCAACGACGGTGCTTCTATCGCTCACCAGATTACTCTTCCTGACAAACTAGAGAACGCAGGAGCGTGGGTAGCACGTAACGCTTGCGCCCAGACAAACGACGACGCAGGAGATGGAACTACTACAACGGTAGTCCTTTTGAAATCAGTGATTGACGAGTGTCTAGCGCGTCCTGAAAACAAGACGGTAATCATGCAGTCTTTGCTTGACGCTAAGACAAAAGCTCTTGATTTGCTCAAAAAGCAATCCAAGCCCATTTCACAGAAAGAAGTCATAAATGTCGCACGTATCTCAGCAGAAAACGAGAAACTAGCACAGCTAATTACAGAGGTAATTGGTAAGGTAGGTAGTAAGGCGGTGGTTACGGTAGAAGAACGTCAAGACGGCTTTGATTCTGACTACAAACTCGTACAGGGATATGAAGCGCATGTTGGTTTCATGTCCCCCTACTTCCGCAATGACCAGCAAAAAGCTCGCGCCGTGTACTCAGACATCCCAGTACTATGTACTTCTAAGAAGATTGGTACCGTAAATGACCTAAAGTTCTTTGAGAAGTTGGCAAAGGAAAATATAGGAGAATTGGTCATTGTAGCCGAAGATATAGAGCCAGCAATTCTCGGTATATTCGTTGCAACAAAAATGTCGGGAAAAATGAACCTACTTGTTATTAAGGCTACAGGCCCTCTTCTTGAAGATATTGCCGCTGCTACAGGAGCAACCCTCGTTAGCGACGAGACAGGAGTGAACTTTGAAAATCTAGATATTAAACATCTCGGTGAATGCTCTAAGATTATCTGTGAGGAGAAAAAGACAGTATTCATGTCTGGTGCAACCTCAGCGAAGAAACAGGCAGACCGTCTTACGGCGTTCGCAGAAGCAAATCCAAACCAGTACGAAGCCAAGAAACTGCGAGAGCGCGCCGCAAAACTAAAAGGCGGAGTTGCAGTTATTAGAATAGGCGCACATACCGATGCAGAAAGAAACTATCTCAAAGACAAAGCCGAAGATACCATCCATGCAGTCCAAGCAGCACTCGAAGAAGGAGTTGTCGAAGGTGGAGGGATTTCGCTTTACCGGTTGGCTGAAAGCCTCAAACCAAAGTCCGTCGGAGAGTCAATCTTGGCACGTGCACTCACTTCACCCTTACGTCAAATCATACACAATTCTGGCAAAGAATATGCTGAAATCATCAAAAATCTCCCCGAAGGCCAAGGATATGATGCTAAGCGAGACCGCTATTGCGACTTCTTCAAAGAAGGAATCCTCGACCCAGTCAAAGTAGAACGTTGTGCTATAGAGAACGCAGTCTCTACCGCTGCACACTTCATCACCACACACTCTTCGATTACTGACTACGAAAAACCTGAAACAAAGTGAACCTAATATAATTTCATATGCTTAAAATCCACCCACTCGCCGACCAGATTCTCCTAGAAATGGACAAAGCTAAACTAGGAGCACTTGAAACCTCTAGTGTAAAGACAGGCATGGAATGGGCAACTGTAAAAGCCCTAGGCCCTGACGTAAAAAGCAAGGAACTCAAAATAGGAGTAAAGGTCTTTGTTAAAAGCTGGGCGATAGACACCATTCTCTACGAGAACGCAGACTATCACTTCACCAGTGAAGAACGTAAGGGAATCGTTGCGATAATCAAATGATTTGCAATAATATCTCAGAAACTCATAACCCAATAGTATTAGGCGAGGATAACAACGCCATTCGTGTCTACTGCGACCAATGCGGTCATGAAACAAGAATAGGCAAGGATATAAAAGGAAATCCTGAGCATAGACTATACGGAGAATGGTTTAAGAGAGATGTACTCCAGCCAGGCCCACCACTCTATTACAAATACACTGGCGCACAAGGCATGAATGTGGTGTAATATAAATATGGATACCAGTAATCTAATTGAGATAGAACCAACGTCTATTCAAGTGACTAGACTTCTGCAAAAACGTACCCCAACAACATATGTCTTGAGATGCGAGGACTGGTATAAGATTGGTTATACACAAAACAGTCTAAATGGTCGTATTGAAGCAATGAGAACTGGTAATCCATTCCAAATTAGACTGGTGTACGCAATTCAGACTGAGAGATGTAAAGAACTAGAAGAGGCACTTCATATTCATTTCGTTGATAGAAAGCACTATAGAGAGTGGTATAAGCTTTTAGCAGAAGATGAATATGAATTGGAGAGATTTATAACAGATTTTTTATGGCAAAAGTAGGAAGACCAGAAGTTATAAGTGACGTAACACTCCTAAAATTAGAGGAAGTATTTGCATTAGGTGGAACAGACAAAGAAGCATGTCTTTATGCTGGTATTTCTCCGTCTACACTTTACAAATATCAAGAATCTCATATAGAGTTCTCGGAGCGGAAAGACCTACTCAAACAAAGCCCTATATTGTTAGCTCGAAGAACTGTATTAGATAAGATTACCGAAGATATACAAACTGCTCGATGGTATATTGAACGTAGGGATAAGGATTTTAATCCAAAGCAAGAAGTAGACATCACCACTCTCGGAGAGAAAGTAAACTCAGACGTAATGCTCCTTGCAGAACAAGCCGCTGAACTCCTAAGAGAAAAGAAAACATGATGCATGGTACAACTCCCTACAATCAACCAACTTACCGCTGCTAATATCCATTTGTTCATAGAGCACTATGACATAAAGAATGAGCAGGGAATGGCTCTAGAGTTCAAGGATAGAGCTTTCTTGTGGGACATCTATTCAGACATGTCTCCGTTCCAAGCAGTACTCAAAGCTCCTCAGATTGGCATGACAACCCTCATGACAATCAAGAGCTTCTGGGTAGCACACAACAGGCAAAAGGATATTATTTACACACTTCCAACGCAGCAAGATGTCCACCACATGGCTTCTTCTTCGATTAACCGTATCGTTGCGCAGAATCCTATCTTTAGTGAATGGGTAAAGGATCACGACTCAGTAGAGAGCAAACACGTAGGCAGTCAAACAATCCACTATCGAGGCACTTGGACAAACAAACAGGCTATGATGGTGCCGTCTCACTTGAACATTCATGACGAGGTAGACGCTTCTAAGCCTGACGTTATAGAGCAATACGAAACACGCCTCCAAGCTACAGCAAATGGTATGCGTTGGTACTTTAGCCACCCAACACTCCCTGATGTAGGCATAGATAAGTTCTGGCAGATTAGCGACCAGAAGCACTGGTTTATTACCTGTCCCCACTGTGATGCAGTCCAGTACCTTTCATGGCCTGACTCCATAGACAAAGAGCGTAGGTGCTATGTGTGCAAGGAATGTAACGCAGAGCTTAAAGACGAGGACAGACGCAAAGGTAAATGGTATCCGAAGTATAAGAACCGTCAGTTCTCAGGGTACTGGGTATCACAGCTTATGTGTCCTTGGATTACTGCCGACAAGATACTCACGGACTTCGCGGAGAAAACACCAGAGTACTTTTATAACTACGTTCTAGGACTTCCTTATACAGGGGGAGATTCAAAGCTCACGCAAGGCCACATCTTCCAAAACCTTACCTTTTCACAAGACGTACCAGAGAAAGACGAGCGTGTGGTACTTGGAATTGACACAGGCATGAAGCTAGACTTTGTGCTTGGTAACGAACGGCTAGGACTATTCCATCATGGAGACGCAGACAACTATGAAGTATTGGACGGATTCATGCGTCGTTGGCCTTTTTGTATAGCAGTGATTGACGCTGGTGGAGACTTCATTGGTGCTCAACAGTTCTATGAGAGATGGCCTGGACGAGTATTTAAGGCATACGCAGGAGAGGATAGAAAAGACAACAAGCTCGTACGATGGGGGACTAAGGGAGATAAAGGACAAGTAGTCTATGACCTCAACCGCATGTGGCAGCTATGCGTAGATGAGATACGTGAACGTCGTCTACCTCTTCAAGGAACTGAGAACGATTGGTGGGAGTACTGGCTTGACTGGAAGAACATGTCTCGTATCAAAGTGTTTGATCCAAAGACCAACATGCTCAAAGGAACCAAATGGGTTAGGAATGGTAGAAACCATCGCGCATCAGCCACTCTCTTCTGGCGTGTTGGCATGACTAAGTTCAGTGGCGGCAGTGCTACGTTCCTATCTCCTGGCATGGAGAATCCACAAAAAGGATATGAGGCGTAGTACCACTACCCAACAGACATAAGTTTTATATTCTGACTATATGAAAAAATCAGAAGAAAAAAAGCGTGAGCTTGCCAAGAAGATTGGTAACTTTAAGCGCGACATCAAGGAAGAGGACAAAGGCGAGAAACATTACATGAAGATGTCAAAGAAGTACCCTCGTGCTTCAAAGACGTTTAAGAATATGGCAAAGGAAGAAGAAAGCCACGAGGAGAAATTAGAAAGCATTAGTAAATAGCCGTGGCCTCAACCCCATTTGCTCAAGGAATCTTCAACGCCGTTAAGGACTCAATGGGTCTGATGAAAGACTTTAACAAAGTCAAAGATGTAGGCCCAACAGGAGACGGCAATGATGAACCACAGGAAGAGTACAAGTCCTCATACAAAGATGAGGAGATTATCTCCCTTGTCAAAGCGTGGAAAGCGGCGTATTCGGGCTATTATGGCGACGTAGAGCCACTTCAGAAGAAAGCCTATGACTATTGGATAGGAAAGCAAAAGACAGATACCCTTGAGTCTGTAGACGGACACGACACAGTAGACAACCTTATCTTCGAGGCTGTTGAAACATTCCTCCCTATTGCTAACCGTGCAAACCCAGACCCACTCGTAAAGTCTAATAACCTAGACCTCGCAAAGAATGTAAAGGACGCACTCGTGGATTGGGCAGACAAACAGAAGCTCCGCATGAAACTCAAGAAAGGCACGCGTAACTGGGTGCTCTCACAGCTTGGTGTATGGAAGATGTCCTATAACGTCCTTAAAGACCAGATTGACTGCGATGTGGTTGATCCAAAGAATCTCATTCTAGACAAAGACGGACACTGGGACGAGGCAGGTTTGTTTACAGGTGAGTATATAGGTGAGAAGAAAAAGAAGTCAGCATCTCTTCTTATTGAGATGTTCCCCGACCACGAGGAGCAAATCACATCCCTTGCTAAAGGAAAGATGGGCACCAAGCTGGAGTACACCGAATGGTGGTATCACGGCACAGAAGTATTTTATGTAATTGACAACACTGTCCTAGGTAAGTTCAAGAACCCAAACTGGAACTACGATGGAGAGGAGAAGCGTATTGACCCAGAGACACAAGAGGAAGTAGTCACCAAGATTATCGGCAAGAACCATAAGTTCGGCACTAACCAGCCAATGGCTCCATACGTGGGACTTGTTGTGTTTAACACAGGTGAGCATCCTCACGATGATACATCACTTATCCTCCAAAACATTCCAATGCAGGATATGGTGAACAAGCGATTCCGCCAGATAGATAAGAACGCAGACTCACAGAACAACGGTGCACTTGCTTCAGGAGATGCATTCACCAAGGAACAGGCCGCTGAAGCCTCTACATTCCTTCGTAAGGGCGGTACAGTATGGGTGCCAAATGGAGACATCAACGCTGCATGGAAGCGTGATGCTGCCCCTAGCCTCCCACGAGACATCTTTGACCAACTCCGCGACTCACGAGATGAGTTGCGTAACATCTTTGGTACTTCAGGTTCAACCCCTCAAGGCATCCAAGATGAGAACTCTGTACGTGGAAAGATTCTTGTATCCCAGCAAGACTCCTCGCGTATTGGTGGTGGTGTAACTGAGTACATCGAACAGTGCGCAGATACTATCTACAACTTCGTAGTGCAGTTTATGTATGTCTACTACGATGAGCCACACTACGTCGAGTCTATGGGCATGTCAGGGGCACAAGAGACTATTGCTATTAGAAACACTGACTTCAATGAGGACGTTAATGTAACCGTTAAAGATGGCTCACTTATCCCAAAAGACCCTCTTACAGAGCGCAACGAGGCTATGGACTTGTGGTCAGCTAACGCTATTGGTCTACCTGAACTCTATCAGCGTCTTGACTTCGCAGACCCAATGCAAAGCGCAAAGGAGACTCTTACATGGCAGATGGTTGCCCAAGGCAAACTCCCCCCTCAGGTACTTTTCCCTGACTTCGGAGCCAACCAAGCACAGGGCGCAATCGGGGTAGGTGGCCCAGCAGTAAACCCTACTGGACAAATAGACACAACTCCTCCTCCACCTGACTCTGCACCTGCTGTCCAGCAAGAGTCGCAGCAATTACTAAATAGCGTTCCACTTCAATAACATGGCATCAAACTTCCTTGAAAATAAACTACGTGAGTTTGCAAATAAGATTGCAGGCGTATCAGTCGTAGACAACGAAAAGAACCCAAACTCAGCTCTTAATAGACAGAAACGAGCTATGAAAAACTCTAACGCTAAACCATCGTGGCAAGCGCGTGGAGTGAAGCAAAATCTCGACAAGATGTACTCAAACACTAAAGGAAAGACCTTTGGCGTGCCAGGCAAATAGTAGTACCACTACCCACACCACACATTCTCTATAAGATAAAGATATGCCAAAGTTTTTAGAACAAAAGCTAGAGAAAGAGTATGGAAATAATCCACACGCTATCTACGGCACACTTAACAAGATAGGTGCTATGAAAGGCTCCAAGGAAACCAAGAAAGGTAAAGCCATGGAGCGCAAGCACAAATTAGCTAAAAACATTAAATGATTTGCGAAAATTGTAACGGAACAGGACTAGAGACACAGTGGCTTGTATGCCCTGTTTGCTCTGGTATCGGTCATGACGGCACTCTTGTGAAAGAAACAGTGGTCTCAAAAGTGAAGAAAGCAGTTAAGAAAGCAACAAAGAAATAACATGAAAGCAAAACTAGGCTCAGGTTCTCGCTTCAAAGCAGTAGAAGAAAGTGCAGAAAAGTCTGGTGCTTCTGATCCAGCAGCTGTCGCAGCCGCAGTAGGCATGAAGAAATACGGCAAGAAGAAGATGGAGAAGATGGCACAGAAAGGCAAAGCACGTGAAAAGAAGCGTGAGATGGCAGAGAAAATTAAATAGTATCTAAGGGTTTTCTAGAGTGTAGCCCTCCGCAAGGTAAAAACCCTCCGTATCAGCTAATTTTTTCTCGGATGTTTAGTAAAACCTCCCGTAACTCATATGGAAATAACACCACAAGGATTTGAGAGAGCGTCAGACAAATTGACTCAGGAACAACTTAACGCACCAATAGACGAAGTAGTTGCGGAGCCAGCCGCGGAGTCCGTCCCCGAAGAGGCCGTTGAGGAATCTGAACAGGAAATCCCTGATAAACCAGAGACCGAATCAGAAGACACAGAGGATTCAGAAGAATCCGAAGAGGAGGAAAAGGTTCCCAAGTCACGCTTTCTCACAATGCATCAGCGGGCAGTAGAAGCTGAAAGGCTACTACGTCAGCTTGAGGCAGAACGCGCAGACGCTCCTGAACCAGAGAAACCCCTAGCCGACGATGAGTCACTGAAACAGCACTACATCGACATATTCGGAGAAGGGGAACTAACGGAGAAACTCTATCAGGCAGAACTCGCACGATTAGCTTCCATTGAAGAAAAGGCAGCTGAACGGGCGTTTGAACGTCTTAGCCAACGTGAAGAGCAAGCGGCACAACTTATCGAAAAACGAGTAGAAAGTTTTGACCGAGCATTTGATGAACTTAGTGCACTTGAAGGACGGGACTTCTCAGATGATGAACAGGTAGCAATACTTGACATCGTAGAGAAATACTCTCCTAAAGATTCAAAGGGCAAACTGATAGGTGACTATCTCATGCCTCTTGACCAAGCACTGGAGATTTACCAAGTGCAGAATGCTCCTAAAGTTCAGGCAAAGAAAATCGAACGCAACAAGGTAGCTTCTCTTAGTGGAGCACGCTCTGAAGGCAAACCAACAGGGGAATCAGCATCAGACTGGAAACCAGGTTGGAATGGCGAATGGAGAAACAAAATCTAATTAACACTTAACTTTAATCATTATGGCATTCTCAAATCAGGTAGATGTCCTGACGATGGAGGATATTGTTCCAAACGTAGTGGACACCGTACTTCGCTCAAACGCGCTTACGACCCGTCTTCTTACTAAGGACACAAAGAAGTTCCGTTCTGCTACACAGGATTTCCCAATCAAGTATCAGAAAGGAACAGCTACGCAATCCTTTATCGGCTTCCAGACACTTCCAACATCACTTACGGCAACCCGTACGTTGATGAAGTACAATCCAGCGTTCAACGCGGCAAACGTCGCACTTGCAACGTCTGATACCGCAGCTAACAACACGCTCCGCAAGGTTCTTGACCTTACGGAAGTGGAAATGATTTCGCGTGCACAGGACTTGGCAGACTCTATTGGTACACAGTTCTACGCTTCACAATCGCTTTCAACCGACTTCCTCGGTCTTGGAAACATCGTGAGCGCAACTGGTACTATCGGCGGTCTCTCACGTACGACCTACAGCACGCTTCAGTCAACAGTTACTGCTTCAGGCGGTACGCTTTCTCTCTACAAGATGCGTACCTTGAAGAACAACATCTCCGACGGTGGTGTTGCTCCTACTGAGTCATTTACTGACTACGCAACGTGGGCACTCTATGAGCAGCTTTTGCAGCCTCAGGAGCGTATCAACAAGGACGTAAACGTAGCACCTAACTTCAAGGGCTACACAGGATATGAGGCAATCATGTTCGCAAACCTTCCTATTACGCCAGACCGAAAGGCAACCTCAGGCTACCTCTACATGCTCAACGCAGACTTCCTCAACTTCTACACCCTCGACATGCTCGGTGGTCTAGACAAGAGTGGATTCTCAGGTGAGAAAGTAAAGGTTGGCTCTAAGCTCTTCCTTGGTTCTCAGTACAGCCCAGACGAAAACTTCGGCTTCTTCTGGACAGGTTTCATTCACGCTACAAACGCGATGGCTTGGAACTCGTTCATTGTCGTCGCAGGTAACCTCGTCTCTGCTAACCCTCGTCGTCACGGTGTCCTTACAGGCATCACATCGGTCTAGGTTTATTAGTCTAAGTTATTGCTATGACTAATATCCTCAAATACGCAGGAATTGTAGCCCTCGTGGTATCTATCGTAGTTGCTGTAAAGGTATTTGCTCCTATTCAAGCCAACACACTTGGCGCGGTAGGAAATCAACTTATCGAACAGTATGACCCTTACGTGCGATACAACGGAGGTATCAACTCTGCTCTTCCAATTCAGACTTCAGGGACACTTACTGGCGGTGCATCCACATTTAGTGGGGATGTGACGGTAACTACGAGCAACACGGCTACTTCAACGCTTACAGTTGGTTGTATACAGATGTATGCTACTTCTACTGCAACCGCTGTACGTCTTGAGTTCAGCACAACTACGCAGCTTGCTTCCTACCCAAATGGAACAGTTCCAACAGGTTCGGTTGCGTGGAGATACGGTACGTGCCCTAACTAATTACTAATCTAAGATAAAATTATGTCTTCACTTCGTTCAGACCTTCTCATCAACCCACAGGAGTTGTTCGACATCTCTGTCAGCACGACTTCAGATGGCACACAGTTGGGCGGTCTCGCTACTACAGGTGACGGGCGTTATTTCCGCTATGCTAAGGCAGGAGCTACGGCTCTCGTCCCAGGTAAACTTCAGCAGTCTTCTGCAGAAGCAACTGGCAACGAGAACCTCGGTGTTGCTGCAGCAGCTATCGGTGATACGTCAATCACCACTACATCAACCGTAACTGTTACTGCAGACCAGTACGCAGGTGGTTATGTAGTCGTTACTACAACTCCTGGTCAGGGCTATCAGTACCAGATTGCAGGTCACGCAGCAGCTACTTCAGCAGTTGTTACCCTCAATCTTACTGACCCTATTCAGGTCGCACTTACGACAAGCTCAGTTATTGACCTTGTTGCTAACCCTTACAATGGCGTTGTTGTCAATCCTACGACTGCAACTGGTCTTCCAGTTGGCGTAGCGGTTGCTGCAACTCCAGCTAACTACTACGGTTGGATTCAGACTGGTGGTGTTGGTACTGTCCTTGCAGACGGTTCAATCACTGTTGGTACTAACCTCGTAGCTTCTAACGGCACAGCAGGTGCGGTAGAGCCACTTACAGGTGTTCAGGCACTTGTTGGTGTTGCTGTCACGGGAATTGCCACCACCGAATACGGTGCGGTAAATCTTCTCTTGAACTAACGTCCTCTCACTATCCACAAGGGGGTCTTGACATCTTCTTGTGGGTAGTACAGAGCATGGTATAGTTTGTGTATAACAAAATAATCTATAAACAATGTCATCGTACCTAGATTTTGAAGGACTCTACGACCCAAAACGAACATTCGCAGTTACTAACTGGTCAGATGAAGATATCCAGGTAAACTGGAAAGACGAGACAGGCGACAACTTCTATACTCTCCATAAAGGCGAAGTTAAAACCTATCCCCAGTATCTTGCTTATTTCATTACTAAAGAGCTTGTAGACCGTGAGATGTATAAAGACGCTGCAAAGCTTCCTAACAACCCAGACGGCTCATATACAAAAGCTCGTGAGCGTGCAGAAATGGCAGTAGCAAACAAGGACATGCGCAAGCCATACGAGGATAAGACCATTCAGGAAGTAATCGAAGGCCAGGAATCTCCTGAGGTAACAGCAATGCGAGCTAAAATCCGTGAGCAGCTTATTCAGGAAGGCACACTTTCCTCTGAAATGAACAACAACGCTGACGGTTCTGAAAAAGAAGAGTTTGCAGACGTTCCAAAGAAAGAAGCTAAAAAGCCAGGTCGTCCTAAAAAGAGCGCAGAAGAAGTAAACGCAGGGGCTTAAACATGGCAATGCGGCTTCTGTCCCCTTCCCAGGGAAAGAGTCGTAGGGAACTGGACATACATTCTCAAGAACTCCGTATAACAGAACTCGATGGACTAATCGAGCGCAAACGCCTTGAGCTACAACAGCTAGACAGGGACATGGTTCGTGCATTGTCTGAGAAGGGAGCAGAACGGTTTGAGGAGGACGAGAAGTGGAAACAAAAGATACATACCCTAACCGAAGAAGTCATCCAGCTTGAAGCGCGTAAGAAGCGTGCACTTGTACCACTAGAGGAAAAAGAGAAAGAGTTAGATACTAGAGATAGTGCTCTTTCTAAGCGTGAAGAAACGGTCAAAATAAAGGAGTCAGACCTTGAGTATACGAAAAAGGCACTTGAAGATAAGTTAGACGCAGTGTCAGAGCGAGAGGTAGAGGCAAATGAATATGCAGCTACTCTAAGCAATCGTGAATATGCAATTAAAATGCAGGAAGACGAGCTTAAATCGCGTATGAATGCACTTACAACTATCCTTCAAGAGTCGTTTACAGACATTCAAAAAGCACACGATGAAGCTGCAAAACACAAGGCAATTCTCAAGGGACGCGATATTACACTTGCAGAACGCGAGCGTAAGGTAGCCGAGATAGAAAAGACATTTGATGACCGAGACCGTGCTATCACAGACCGTTACCGCACGCTTATGAGAGCTATTACTGAAGTAAATCTTAAAGATAATGTCACTAAACAAGATCCAACACTCGGCACCGACAAATAGTACTGGAACAGGTAGTACTACTGCTTCTGCAACTATCACAGGTACAGCAGGACACACCATCTACATCACAGATATTGCAGCAAGCTCTGATAAATCAGGTGCTATCCTGTTGGTAAAAGACGGTTCCACTACAATTTGGCAGCAGATTATTGGTGCCACGGCATACTGGCAGAAATTCGAGTCACCACTTACCATCACTGCAGGAAATGACGCAGTGGTATCGGTAGACGGAACCTCTGCTTGTAAAGCAAATATCGGCGGCTTCATACAATAGTCTATGACTTCTGGTTCTGTAATTCGAGACCAGAACCGAGTCCCAGTCTGGTGGGGGCTTTCTAGTGTTGATGGAAAAACGCTCGTACCTATCAGCATCAACTCATCAACTGGAAAACCAATGTTTGAAATTGGCACCTCAATATCGGCTGTCATTTCCAATATCCCAGAGACTATCCCTAGAGATGAAAATAGGATTCCCTGTCTTACAGGAGTGTCGAATACGGATTCATCAGTGCGCATTCCTGTATCGGTAAATCCAACTACGGGGGCCATACTCGCTATACTTCCATGACTTACACACCTTCAAATTATGACGCGATACGTGACGGGAATAGAGTACCCATTGCTATGGGTGTGTCTAATACAGACTCTACTCAATCTCTGCCATTTAAAATAGATTCTGTTACAGGTCGTTTACTCATAGATTCTGCAACTGGAACAGCAATATACAACGAAGTTGTATCTGGCTCTGGCACTTCTTGGACGCTTGCGCATACTCCTACAACGGACACTTTAATGCTTTACGCGAACGGCCAACGTCTTACTCCTACTGTTGATTATTCGCTTTCTGGCGCAGATATAACTACAGTAACGAGTTGGGCTACAGGGACGCTTCTAGCAGATTATTTCTATTAGTATGGCTGCACACAAAGAAGGAAACGACCTAGTGATAGACTCTTGGGAACAAGGTATTGCTGACGCACCTGAGCA